CTACGATATCACCGCCGTTTTTTGCTGTTGATGGTGTAATAGCACCGTTATAATGATTGTTGAACGTTGGTTTTAACGTTGTTCCATCCTCATAAAAGATACCATATAAAACACCAATCGATTCTGCTGTTGTAGCGTCTTCTGCTGTAACAACATAACCGGCCGTAACTGCGACTGCTTGTCCGTAGAACAAGTCAATGTCGACAGCTGCATCGATATTATAATTAGAAAGACCTTGAGTTGCAGGTGTATTACCTAACGTTCCAGCCGATCTAAAACCATATCCTGCTGTTTGTCTATTAGCCATAGTTTTATCTCCTTATGAACCTGCCCTTGCGGGCCTCCAGTTCGGTTTATATTATTCGCTGGTGTTTTAGAATTTTATTTCTTAGTACCACCGAAGGTTGTGCGAGATTGCCTATCAACATTGATTGGCATACTCTTGTGCTCTTCCCTCAGTAAATCGTTTTCTACAGCTTCGTCCTGACCTTGTGCTTGACGCTTAAAGTATTCAGTTCGTGACTTCGCGATCTCTTCAGGTACCCTTGCGAGTACAAGGCCACCTACTCCAATGACTCCTGCGTATTTACCATCAGTGACTACAGGATAATCAGAATCTTTATATTCATCGGCTCTAACCAATTCATAACCAGATCTTAATCTACCAGAAATATTTTTAGAATCTTGAAATCCTAAACTTTCTGCCCGTATCCATCTGTGTCGGAATCCATCCGGCGCAGGGGGTGCATCTAAAGAAGATGGAGGAGTCCATACTTTAGGTCTTTCAGTTTTAGACCTTTCTGAACTCGCACGAGAAGTTACTTTTTTTTCGTTTTCTTTTGTCATATGCTTATGCTCCTTCCGTGAGTTTTATTTGTTTTGCATACTCTTCGAGTGGCACACCTAATTTTTTCGCTATCGCGACCTGTGATGATGTGAGCCTCACAGTTTTGCGTCCTGGTTTTACACTTCTATTAGCAGAAGCAACTGACTGAACAGGCTTGGACGTATTTGTTTCAGTATTACCAAATTTATGTGGAAAGTCAACTTTTATTCTTTTATCTATCTCCGCATAATATTCAGTTGATTTAGGGTCGTAACCTTCATTATCTACTAAATCTTTGTGTATTTCAAAAGCAGTAAACGTCATTGCTCTATCTTGACCAAACCAACTGTTTTTAGAAGCCCACGCCTCTGCTTGTGGGTCTGGTGTAGGTAAAGCTTGAGGTGTTTGTCTTTGATAATTAGCATCTTGAGACAAATTTGCTTTTGTTGTTTCAACTTGTTTTTCATTAGTATCTTTTAAAACATTTAATCTAGCTGCATCAATAGATAGTGTGGCAATTTTTTTATTTGCTTCTACTTGTGCTGCTGCATCACCTGCTTCAATAGCCATTGCAAGTTCTTTTTGCGCTGACTCCATTCCAGATGTAACTCTTGTATCAAACTGTTTTACATAATCATTATTGATTTGTTCATACTTAGATTCTGCAAATTTTCTTTTTGCTTCTATAGCTTTAGCATACTCAGTAGCAGCTTGTTCTCTTCTTTCTGCTTCTCTCATTTTACGAGTTAGTTTCGCAATACGAGATTGTACACCCTTACTGTAGTCTTCTAGTTTTTCGTCTTCTTTTGTTTCGCTTGCTTGAACATCAGACTGCTCGCTAGATTCCGTAGGTGCGTCTTCAGATTTAACAGGCTCTTTAATAATTGTTTCATTTGTTTCCTTTTCCGTTACTATTTCTTTTGTTTCTTCTTCTGGTAAGTTTACTTCGGCTTCTGGACCGGAAGTATCTATATCTACCATCATTTCATCTTTTTTTATTTTATTTGCTTCTGGCATAGTTTCCTTCCTATGTTAATATTTATGTAGAATATCCGTTGGATCTTCTACGGTTGCTAACACTTCGTCTTCATTTAAAAGACGCACTTCCCCACCATCAATTTCTATTCGTGATCCTGCATAACGAGCAAATACCACCCAATCACCAACCTTGCACCATGGACCGTTTGGATATCTCTCTTTATCTTGATAACAAGCGTCTCCCATTGCAAGTACGTTTCCGCATTGTGATGCTACTTGTTGTCTGTCTATAGTTTCACCACCAAGTAAGATTCCGCCTTTTGTTTTTTCATTCATTCTAAATGGCAAAACAAGCATTCTCCAACCTGTTGGTTTTGGTAATTTTGTTTCTTCTTTTGTAATTTCTTTTTTAGGTTCTGGTTTTTTTACACCAAATAAATCTTTATTTGGTAATTTAATTTTTGGGTTTGTGGTCCCCAATATCGATGATTGTGCCTTCATTTTCTTTTTGCTCCTTGTTATCTAGCAGGTTAGAGATTTCCTGTTTAGTTGCCTCTAGGGCGTTTATTTGTCCTAATATATACTTGTAATTTTCCATGGTGTCAACACCTGTTGTTACAATATTAGTTAAGTTGTCTAGTTTATTATTTATTACTTTAAGTAGTCTTTCTATTTCCATTTTTTTTCAAAACTCCTTTTAGTGTTTTAGCTTGAGCAGCATGTAATTTAGAAGCTTTTTTCAAACCTTTAATTACACCCTTAACTGCTTTTTTCTTTTTTAACATTTCCATCTCCTTCTAGCCTGACGTATTCTAGAATTAGGATCGTTACGAGTTTTTGCTGATGATCTTTTTAATTGACCTGCACTACGTGCGCAATACGACTTACGTCGATTTGCAGCTTTTGATCCTGGTTTTACTTTTCCAGTCACGGCTGTTTTTAATTTACTTCCAGGGTTTGCTCTTCTGTAAGCAGCAACACCCTTCTTAGTCATACCTGCTCCAGATTTTGTAGGTCTGTAGTTACCACCTTTAGTGGTAGTTTTTCTTATAGGGTTTTCCCTATTTCGTCTCATTACGCTTTAGCTGTTTTCGCTGATTCTTTTAAAGCTTTGTCAGTTACAGAACCTTTACCAGGTTTGCTAGTTCCTCTTTTTTTGGCTCTGTTCATGTAATAATAAAGACCTTTTTTAGCTTTTGTTCCATCTTTTTTTGTATGAAATTTGCTACCTTCGCTAAAAGTTTTTCTCATCATTCCGCCACCCATAGCATTTGTTCTTTTACCTGCATTTTTTTTAGCTGCTGTAATAATGTCACCTCTAGTAATTTTATTTTTATCACCATACATTGCTGCTAACTTTTTATTTTTTGGGTTTGTAGTTCCGGCTTTATAAGTTGACCTCATCATACCGCCACCCATTTTATTTTGTCTATAATCTTTTCTCATTTTTTTCCTCCGTTTTTAAAAATTTGAGTACCCTTTATACCATAAATGCTCGCAACGACAAGGATCCATAAATTAGTAAACCATTTTGGAAGCTCTGAAAACATATCAAAAAACAATTTTACTTTGTCCATCGCTGCCGGATCGTCCGATACAACTGCCCAGGCCAGAATTGCGATTGGCAAACTTAAAATTATTAAAACTGCCTCGTCCTTCCAGTCTGACTGACGGGCTTCTAATAATTTTCCCTGGTAAGCTTCTTTTCCTTCGGCCATACGTGATGCATGCATAAGTTGCGCATCTGACATAGCCATTTTAGTCTTCTGTTTGTTAGCGTAAATTTTACTACCAGCAGAGACGGCTAATTTAATTGCCGAAAACCACATACTAATACCAGGTTACGTCTTTTTGTTTTCTTGCAGCACCAGTTCCTTTAACTGGATTACTATCACCTTTAGCAATAAAGCTTTTTCCTCTAAAACTTTTTTCAGATCTAGAATCAACTACTTTTGCTTGTTCTGGCATAGCAACTTTTTTACCGCCTGTTTTATAATTCATCATAATAGTTCCTTTTTATCTCTTTGGTTTCATATTGGCAAGTATTAATCTATTTTCATTTGCCATTTCTTGCTTTTCAATAGAAGTATCAGCTCTTAAATCTGCTAACTCTTCATTTTGTGTAAGTTTTCTGTCAGTGCTTACTTGATCTTGCATAAGTTTAGCTCTTTCAATTTCTTGTCTATTACTCGTTTCTTGTTGTTTACGATCATTTTCCATTGCACGTAAATCTACCTCACGTGATTTTAGTTTTAATAAAGGATCAGAATCAAACTGTGATGTAATTCTTTTTTCTTCCTTCATAAACTCTTCAGTCATTTCAGCAATTAACACAGCTTTTCTTGCTTCTATTTTTATAGATAATTGTTGTGCTTCCATTTGTGCTTGTTGTTGCAGTTGTGGATTTATCTGTGCTTGTTGTTGCATTACTTGCATCTGTTGGACTTGTTCAGCAAACTCCATTTCAACTTGTTCTTGTCCCATTAAGGAAATATGCTCTAAACAATTTTTTTGAATAGCGATCATGACTGGTGGATTATTTCTAACTAAATTAGTTTCCATAAAGTTTAAGTGTGCTGTCATGTGTGCTTGGTGATCTTGTCCTCTAAAAGCTTCAAAAGGTTTTTGAGTTATAGCATCAATGTGTTCTAATGCCGGGTCTTTTGGTTCTTTTGGTGCAGGTGGTGGCAAAATTTTATCGATATCTTTTACACCTAATGCTTCATACATTTTTCTATAAATTACATACATGTTATGTAATTGTGGATTAGAAGTTGCTAGTTGCAATTCTGTTTGTGCTATTGTTATTCTTTGTGACATTGAAAATATATTAGGGTCAGCTACAGGAATAATATCTATTCTGTCATCAAAATCTGTTAACTTAACATTTCTTTCACCACCAACAACATCGTAAGGATATTCAGGTGGTAAGTATGTTTTAAATACTTTTGCTAATGTTTTAAATTCTTGTCTTAGCGAAGAATATAATCTTTTATGAATTGCAGACATAACACGTGATCCACGTTCTAATAATGCAACTGTAGTTCCAACTGCAGCGCCTTGATTACCGTCGCCAACTTGCATATCAGCAATAGCTGCAAATCTTTGACCTGCTTGTACAACAATACCCATTAATTGTAATAGTGTTGGACTTGGTTCTTTGTATGGCAAAGGAAAAAAAGCATCTCTTAAATTACCACCTGGTGCATCTACATCTTTAAACTCTCCAGGTTGGATTGGTTGTGCTTCATCTTTTATTCTTATTCCTCTTTGTTTAAAACCTGCTGGCAGATTAGATAACGTTCCCGCATCCAAGAGCTGTCTTAAAGCAGAGGTCGCCGTACGCGATAATCCACCAATCATGTGAATTAGACCGAAACCGTAGAACCCCAAACCCGGTAAAAATTTAAAGTGAACAAAGTATTCTATCTTTTGTTTTTTTGGATCGTTTTGTTCAAAATTTCTTTTGATTGATAAAACTTCTCTTGATCCTTCGTCGATTGTTACAATATATGGAAGTTTAATTCCTGTTGGTTGTCCGTCTGGTCCAATATCTTCAAAACCCTCAATGTCAAGATTAACATGACATTCTAACAAGGTAAACATTTCTTCTGCTTTACCTGTTTTTTTAGTTCCGTCTAATTCTCTTTCTTTTTTAGTAACTTTATCTTCTGTGTCCGTTGGTTTAGTTAATTCTACATCTTTATAAAAACCATTTACCTGTTGTTTACGTAAAGCGTTTTCTGATATTTTAATTACATGAATAATCGCTTCCGCATCCTCTAATGAGGTAGCAGAATACGGAACGACTAAATCATCTGCCGGAACAAACTTTGATACAGCTCGTCCTAGTAAATCGTCATAATAAACTTTTTTAAATGTTGAACCTGCAAGAGGTAAATGAAATAACATTTGATCAAACTCTGGTTCATACTCTTTCATGACATCCATAATTTGATAATTCATAAAATCTTTTACTCTTTGTGATTGTTGTTCTTTTGGTTGATCAGATACACCTAATATTTGTGTTCTAACTGGTCCTTCAGCAGGTAATAATTCTTTGTAAGCCCCTGCTTGAAACTGTGTTACTGCTTCTGCAAGAACAGGGTGTGTTGCACCACTTGCTCCTTGAAAAGGTTCTGATCTGTTTTGATATTTAAATCCTAAAAGATCTAATCCTTTAATATAACTATCTTCCCATTCTTTTCTTGATGCTTTGTAATCTGTGTAATTAGATTGCATTTCAGATCCAATTGGATCTAAGATATCTTCAGGTAATAGTTCTGCTAGATTGTCAAAATGATTTTCTGTGCCAGGAATTTTTTTCATGCCGGGTTCAAAGTCTAACTCAACTCCGCCATCTTCTAATTGTGTAACATCAAAAGGTACATCAGATTCAGTTCCTTGATCTATAAGATCAACCTCTAATTCTGGTCTTTTAATTTCAACTCTGTTATTTACGTTTGGTAAAGCTTTGTCTATTTCGGCCATTTATTTTTCCTTTTGTAATTGTTTTAACCTGTTTTAAGGGAACATTCAACCCTTGTGGGTTAGGCCCTCTTAATGGGGGTATAGTTCTTGTCAATCTTTTTATCATTGAAAATCTTTTAATATTTCTTCTATATTAACACCTTCAACCGTGTCCAAGATATCACCTTTTTGTGGTCCAGTAGTTCTTATGTATGAAGTGTCTTCTGTATACTCATCAGCTACGTTAGGTGTCGTTTCATCAACCTGACCTTTTCCAGGTTTATAATTCATATAAACATCTTCTGCTAAAGTTTCATCATAGTATTGAGGGTTAGCATCATCTATTTTAATTCTTTGAATTGTTATTTCACCTGTTGCAACATCTTCTGTTAATTCAAAATCTTTGTATTTTGTAACAACTTGTCTTTCTTGTGTTGAATATTTTGGAGTTACATCATCACCTAGTTTTCTAATTTTTTCAACAAGATCAAAAAAATACGGTGGCACTCCTTTTGCAACTTGAGCTGTAGCTTTTTCTGCAGTTTTAGTTGCTACCGCAACCTCATCTCCAATTCCTAACATTTTAGCAAGAACAACTGTTGCACTAGCACCTGTCACCTGTAAAAATTGTCTTCTATCTGTTCCGCTTGCTGTTAACACGGAGTCAATATCTTGTTCTAACAATTGTTTAGTATCGTCATTAACAGGTAATTTTTTTGTTTTAGCATAAGAATTTAATAATTTTAAACCAGGAAATATAGGTGCAACTATTTCTGCCCCAAGTGCAGCGGTTTCTGCAACCTTAACAGGTAATGATGAACTACCTCGTGCTATCATTTTCTTTTTCTCTTCATTAATAATTGTATCAAGGCCCACTAATTTTTCTGTAGAAGTAGGCGTTATGTTGTTTAAAAAATTGCTAAATATAGGTCCACCTACAAATTTTACATTATTATTTTCTGGTGTTTCACCATAGTCAAGTATTTCATTATCACCTTCTCTTGCGTAAGATGATTTAATTTTAAACAATGGTTTTTGTATTAAATCAGAAATTAAATTACCTGTTGCAGGAATTATTCTTGCACCAAACTCAGCAACTCTTAATCCTGCTCTAGTTGCCATGTCAGCGTAGTATGGAATATTTTTTGGATTTGTTAAATCTGCAACCTGTGCAATTTTAGATTTACTATCGTCAAATGTAATTGGTGTGTCGTCTAATGTAACACTATCAATGTTATTAAATTTAAATTCTAGTTCGTTTAAAAAATCATTACCTTCAAGTTGTGGGTTTGGTGAACCGTTTTCATAGTTAATCCTGCCACCATTTGCATAGTTCATGATCTCTTGATCAGGGATCACGCCTCCTGCTGCTTTTCCTAATCCTCTTCTTTCCATAGCACCTAACGTTGATGCATCTCCAAATTCAAATTGTTCTATGAGATCTTCTATTATTTCTGGTGGAAAATCAGCGCCATTAGGACCATAAAATTCTTTTAACTGTTCTATTTTTTGATCTATTATACTTTGACCATATTGAATTTTTTCTTCTTTAGATAAATTTTTATATTTTGTAACATTAGGGTTTAATAGATCTACATTACCAATAATAAATCTTGGATCAACATTTGACATATCAACACTAAAATTATCTGCTGTTAATTTATCTCCAATTTCTGGCACAGATATATTTAATTTTCCAACTACTTCTTTGTGAAAAGGTAGTTTTTTTGAAACTTCGCTAGCACTTTCTATGGCACTGTCGTAATAATTTCTAACTTCATCTACTGCTTCTTCTACTGTTCCAATATTTTTTTCTGTTATTTTTTTATTGTAAAATCTGTTTAATTTTTTTAAAGCAGTTTCTAATTTTGCAGATGTTTTTGCTAAAACTTCGTAATTAATTTCTTTTCCTTGCCACGTATAGTTTTGAATATTAAAAATTTTATCTGATAATTTTTTATCATTTAACATGGAAATTCTTTCAGTTAATGCAATAGGAACAGGGTTGTGTCCAAGCTGTGCAACAGAATCAGGAAAATACAATTCGTTTTTTCCTAATGTTTTGCTCATGGCTTTGTTAATTTGACGATTTAAAAGAGTAAAATCTGTTCCATCTACTTTTGATCTTAATTTAAAATTTTCTGAACTTTTCTTTTTTATACTAGAATCATATTTTCTAGATTCATAAATTTTTAATTTATTTTTAGAGTAATCTTTTAATGCAGAAATTGTTTCATTTAATCTAAATCCTTTTTTACCTCCAGGCATTTCTATAGGTGTTAAACCTTGATCTTTTAATACTTCAGCAAAAAAAGTATTAGATCTTTTTTTATTTGTATCAATACCTAAAATGTCTTGTAATTCTTGTCTGTTATAAACTTTATTTTTATTTACTTTTAGTTCTTTAAGCCTGTTGTTGATAATTGCAGGACTATCTTTTAAGCTATTAGTAAAATCTACAAAATTTACAGGAACTTTTGACAGTTCAATTTTAGATTCTAATGTATTTTGTGTTGTTTCAAATTTAAAACCTGATCTGTTTGCAGCATTTAATATTGATGTGTATAAACTTTCAAATTTTTTGTCTCCTGTTTTTTTATCCATTTGCGGTAGACCAGCTACTTCTCTTATTGCAGATTTTAAATTACCTGCGTGTTTTTGTTTTGAATACGTATTTAGTTTTTCGAAAAAAGGAATATTAGTTTTTTGAGGAATAGATTCTCTTGTTCCTTGAGCGGGACTACCTGTTATTTTAACAGTATCTTTCCAACTTTTATTTTCAAAATCTTTTTTAAGATCTTTTAACGTATCTCTAATTTCTTTTGAAGTTAAAGCTTTTTCTATTATGTTTTCAACAAATTTAGGATCTTTAGGATCAAATTCTGGAGGTATAATATTATTTTCATCATCAAGTTTTTCAATTTCTTTTTTATCATTACCTTCGTCTTTACTAAAAAGTATGTCAGACAATCTTTTAGCACCTGCACCAATAGCTAAAGGAGGTATTACTGCTCCACCTACATCTATTGGTCGAAAATCATTTGAATCTATATCTCTTGTTGGAAACAATGGATTAAGAGTCATGACCTCAGCACCATTTTCATAGTTCTGTCTCATCATCCCGCCATTTGCTGCGTTATCTCTAAACGCATTATCAAACATGTCTCTTTCAATAGTCTTAGGAGGGGTCGGTGCATCTGATGCAGGGAACAAGGTTCCTGGACCAAACTTATCGTCTATTGTTTTAATAATCTCATCAGTTTCTGCGCTAGCAAAATACTTCTCACCTAAATTAGGTGTTTCTACATCATCTAGTTGTCCAGTTACTGGGTTGTATATATATTTCATTCTCCTCCTCCTGGATCAAATGGATCATTGTAAGAACCATCAGATTGTACACCCGATCGGCCAGTAGCATAAGAACCACCTTGACCACCGGTCTCTTGTCTATACGCCCTATTTATTCTAGCTTGATCAGCTTGTCTTTGTTGTTCTTGCGATGCTCTTTGTCTTCTTAATGTTTCTATTCTTATTTTTTCTTTTTGTTCAGCAACTTTAATTTTATCTTGCACTTTTTTTAATTCTAAATTTTTTATTTGATTTAATGTTTGATTACCATATTTTTTATAATTACTTAAAAAGGCTATTTTTTGTGGAGTGCTCATACCATAAGGTATTTTTGATCCCGCATAATTAGCAGATATATCTTCAAAGGGTTGTGTTAAATATTTATTGTCAGGAACATAATCATAATCTTGAATACCTGTTAGACCAGGATAATTCTCTGCATAACTTTTAGCACTACTAAATATATCTTTACCCTCTTCAAATAAACTAGCTATGTTAGCACCAAAAATTCCAAGATCACCTGCTAAACGAGAATTTGCTGGGATTGGTGTTTTACTACTAATGTAATCTATAATAGCATCTTTTCCAGCTGATATTCCTAACCCATGTCTAATATCAGATGAGAAACCTTGTTTATCAAATGGACCCTTGTTAGAATTAAAAGGATCTGGACTTCTAAGCATTCTAAATGAAGATAAATTTCGATTTTGATCTTGAACTGGCATAGATACAAAATTTTGAAGATCTTGATAATTTTCAGGACCATAACCCATAGCACTTGTAAGATTACCTACTCTAAAAGCTTCATTTGTTTTATCAAAAAGCGTTTGTTGTCTTTCGTTGATGGCTGTTGGAAATTTTCCACCTCCTCTTTTTAAATCAACACGTCCTCCCTCTGCCATGTTAAAGTCAGGGTCATCATCAGTTAAATCTTTTAATTCTTTAATTTCTTCGTCTGATAATTTTCTTTCAGGTTGTTCATTTACTTTAAACTCTAAATCTTCTTTTCTAAATCTTTTTTCTAACCCTTCTAATTCAAATATTTCATCTTCACTTATTAATCTATTATCTCCAGATAATTCTGCTTCTTCAAGTTTATTTTTTAAAAATTTTAATCTAGCTCTAGTAACAGAACCAGCTTCAGGATCTAGCTTACCCATTTTATATTGTGCAAACATATCAGCTTCAAATTCTTTACTATCCTTTAAAGCTTTTTTTGCTTCACCAACAGTGCCATCCATCATCCAATATTCAGTGTCTCCTAGTTCTGCTTCGTAATCCATAATTTCATCGTCAGTTAATAATCTTTTGTCATCGTCAACAGCTTTAATTCCTTCTTTTTTAGGAAACGGAAGTAGATCACCTTTGTCTTTAGGAAAAGTTAAATCAGACAAATCACTAAATAAATCATTCTGTCCTATATCAACACCAAAGAAAGGTTCTTCTGATATATCTTTTTGATACAATTTAAATTTACCTGGGTGTGTTCTTTTTAATGAATCTAAATATTGAAATTTATCGTTAGCGTTTTCCATAACTCTACCCATAATAGAGTCAGGTGTTTTATAAAAAGGACTGTCTCCTGACTTAATAGTTTTAGTCGCACTGTCTAATTCTTTAATACGTTCTAATTTTTCTACATCATTCATATAGTCTAATGCATTTGTTGGTCCGTCTTTTTTAAATGGTAGATAGTCATTATCTTTTAAAAATTTAATCATACCATCTGGTCCTTTAAGAGCAACTTCACCATCCATTGCTGCTTTGTTAATTGCATCGTCTAAATCGTCAAATATTTTTGTACCAAAGTGGTATTGTAAAACTCTGTTAGGATCAGGTGCAAAAAATTCTGCACCACCGTGGTGATACCTACCCGCTTTTATTGCTTCATATATTTTAGGGTCAAGGTTAATAATTCCTGCTTCATGGAGCTTGGGTAAATGATAACCACCCAGTGCTCTGTAGTTACCATTGTTTTTTTCGTACGCACGACCATTATAAAGTCTTTTCATACGTGCATTGTTGTCTTCTTTTTGTTTTTGTAAAATTTTTTCTTGTTTGCTTCCTGTTTTTGTTAAATCTTCTAGTTTTTCATTAGTTTTATTTATATATTCTAAAATATCTTCACCCTCACTACTTAAACCGGTGCTTTCTTTGCCTAAAAATCTTTTATTTTTAACAAACGAGCCGTAAAGTTCTTCTACGTCAATTTTTTGTGACTCTAGTCCTTTTGTAATGTCTGCAAGTACAATTTTTGACCGTTGTAGTACACCTAAATTGTAATTTAAATTTTGTTTTTGTAAATCACTTAGTTTGTAACCACCTGCACGTATAAATTGAAAAGTTTTTTGCCAATTTTCTTTTTGGTCATCAATAGATTGTCTAATTAAATTGTATCTGTCTTTAGGATCTAGTGTTTGTAAAAAATATTTACCAAATTGACCAGTTTGTGTAGGGTCCGTAATTTTTGACCCTATTAACGGGTAGTCTCCTGAAACTTTTTTAGTAATAGGTCTAATAATATTAGATTTAACATCATCAATACCACCTTTAGGCGTTTCTTTACCAACAAACTTAAGAGCTTCCTCTTTAGTTTTACCCATGTTCATCAATAATTTTATAATTTCATCCATTAATAGTACGCTTTTCTCCTCTGCTCTGTAGGTTCATCTTCATAATCTTCAGGGTGTTGGACAAAGCCGCCTTGTCTGAATCGCATAACGGCTTGAGTCATACTATCAACTAAGTCATCATGATCGCCATGTGGGAATGCAGCGCATTCTTCTATAACTTCATCTGCAAAATTTTGTTCTGGTGCCCATATCATACCAGATTCAAATAAAGGTGCACATGCATTTACTCTAGAATGCTTATCATTTCCTTTGCTCGGTGTAAAGTTAACAACTGGAATATTCATTTGTCTTAATTCATACGTCAAAGGCATTCCGGATGCTTTTCCTTCAATAATAACTGTTTCTGGTTGCCAGTATTTATACTGCTCTAAAGCTCTTCGACGTAGCTCTGGAAACTCCAAACGTTCTTTGATAGCATCTAATAACATCAAATTAGGTCCGGAGTCATTGTCGGGGTAAAATACACCCCATGTTGTTATTGCACTATAATCAGCTGTTTCCTTTTTTAAAAATGCTGTGTCATATGATTGTATTACATGATGCAGATCGGGTATCCAATCGTGATCCCATCTACGCCACCACTCACGTTTTATAATTGCACCTTCTTCACTAGTTGGTTGTTGCATCCATTGTGCGTTCCATTTGCCAACAGGTAGTGTTGCTTTTACTTTTTCTAACTCATCTATATTCCAATACTCAGGCCATACAGGTTCTTGCTTATTAGGTCCATGGTCCATGATTGCTGGAAATTCGACCACGTGCCACTGATCTGCTTTAGGTTCTTTTTGTTTAGATACCAACATACCTGTTAAATCTTTTGTAGACCAACGCGTCATGACACAAACTATCTTGCCGCCTGGTTGCAAACGTTGTCTTGGTCCTGATGTGTACCATTCATAAGCAGATTCCATTGCAGTATTTGACATTGCATCTTGCTCAGAATGTGGGTCATCAATAATTAATAAATCAGCACCCCGTCCGGTTATAGCACCGCCGACACCAGCTGCAAAATATTCACCACCTTGTGCTGTTTCCCACCTACCAGCAGCTTGCGAATCTTCTCTTAGTGTAGTGTCAAAAACTTTTCTATACTCATCACTATCAATTAGTGTCTTGGCTTTACGACCAAATCTTACAGCAAGTTCTCCTGTGTGAGTTGCTTGAATAATTTTTAATTTTGGATTACGGCCCACCATCCAAGCAGGAAGTAGAAATGATGCAAACTCAGATTTAGTGTGTCTAGGTGGCATGTTTACAATTAGTCTGTTTATCTTGCCCTCGGCAAGTTCATTAAATTTTTTTGCAATATGTCTGTGGTGAGCACCTTCTACAAACTCAGGCCATACACATTTTACAAAGGATAAAAAGTCATCTTTAGCTAAATTTCTAATTTTTTTTTCAGCATACATGACTTGTAGTTTTTTAAATTCTTTTCTTACGTCTGCAGGAAGTTTACTTATATCTACTTGATTTATATCCATAAAATTTTTTTAAAATTTTTTGCACCACTAACGATGTTCAAAACGATTTTTAACCCATTAAGAGTCTAAATCAAGCAATAAATGCAAAAGTAGTGGGACCCCTTTTGTGTGTAAGGTGTATAGGGGGTAAGTGTTATAATCTATATTGGGTTTGGGTGTGGTACCTCTATTGGATAACCCTAGGCGGTTGTCTGTGTTAACCCGCCTAGGGTAAAGAGTTAGTCTAACAGTGTCATGTATGCTGCTGCATTCATTCTACTAAACTTAGATAGTTTCTTCTGCATTGCAGAGTACTCCTCATCTTGTTCATGTTCCTTAATCTCGATGTATAACTTATGCTCATCTGGTGTTAGCATTGCTGATTGACCCGAGTATGGGTTCGTTGTCTTGATCTTTGTATCAAGTTTAATGTTGCCCTTATCATCTGCCATCTGCTCTAACTCCTCGATTGGTAAGTTCCACCAAGCTGTATTTGTATTTGTCATATAGGATAATCCTACTCTAATTCGGTTCTGTTGTCAACCCTTTGAATTGACGATCTTGGACCCCAATGAGTGTCCTCAGTTACCTTATGATAACCCCCACTCTCTCGTCTGTGTCTGATAAACTCAACCGGTCTGCCTTGTTCAATATTATCCATATGATAATCTAACCATGCATACTCGCAACCTGTACTGCAAAAGTATTTACCTCGTAGATAGTAATTATTTTGGTCCATAGTTTGACTTGCATAACGACCACGAACCACACCTCTAGATTTTAGAAACCTGTCCTGTGTAGTTTTAGTATGGCAATGTGGTCCTTGGCAAAAATGTTTGTTAGGCATTATCTGGTAACCCCCCAAACATTGACATTACACCGGCGAAAGAAATTAATATTCCTAACGTCTGATGTTCACCTGCGTGTAAAAAAGTTATTAGACCTAGCATTGCAATTATAAACCCTACTAGTATCATCATTAATCTCATTACTGTTTCCATTATTGCCTCACTTTCCATGTTGTAGTTGCTGTTCTATATCCATGACTATCTAAATCGTAATAGACATAATATGGAACACCTTTTTTAGTTGTGCCATATCTTGACTTTTCGTCATGTTTGCCTTGTCTTGTTATGTGTTTTTTGTGCTTACTTGCATAGTATGTAATGTAAAATGTTTTAGTCATATTATACCTTTCTAATTAATAGGACTATCCTATAAGAGATAGCCCTATTTGTCAAACTTTAATTTAGACTTTCTTCGTATTGTTTTCTAGCCATGATTTTCATTTCTCTAGTTTGTGTCTTATTCTTCATGCCTTTAATCATACTAGCCAAGTTGCTCGGATTATAGATTGTCAAGCCTGTTGAGTTAGTTCTAATTAACTCGGCCTCATCAAGTTCAATACCAAGTTCGGTTGCAAGTTCAATTCCCTCACTTAGATACCTGTATGCTTTTAATCCGATTTTTAATTGATCACATTGTTTAGTAATTGTATCAATCCACGTTTGATGTTTTGATACTAGATTTGCTTTTGCAGTTCTCCACATTTCAAAATGCTCATACTCTTGTTTAGTACAGGCTATTGCTCTTGATCTGCAATAAGATGTTCCAATGACATCAAGATAATAATTACTATCAAAATCTTTTGCCATGCCATTGTGTTCGCCACCATTATAATTACCACTACCACTATGCCCAAGTGCTTTCATACATTCTTCAACATGTTTAGTTTTATGTGGATTGTCTTTGTTTTCGTTTTGTTGTGCATAGATATCTGGGTTTAAGTCTTTTGCTTTTAGTTCTTCTCGGTAATATGCAACTGCAAACTTTTTACCATCTTCATCACTATACTCACTACCACTTAGATTGCCAAACAAACCAAAATCAAAATGAGATTTAGTTTCTGTTATATCTCCCTCATCATCTTTGTCCTCACTATGTGCAAAGTAAAAGCATTTATCTTTTGCAACAACATCACAAGGTTGTCCATACTTCTTTTTAAAAGTTCGGAGTGTTGCAACATCATCTGTCGGATATGATCTCTCAACAACTTCTTTTGCAAACTGTTGAGCGATTACATATTCATGATTAACTGTTTCCCTTGCCTCTAAAAATGCCTCTCGTTCTTGCGTGTCCTCATTTTCAAAGGTGTGTTTTATTTTATTGAACAACTTATTTCGTAGTTCAGTATTCATTCGTATTCTAGTCATTTTGCCTTTCTGGTTATTTATTTGCATTTAATTATAATTAGCACTTGACAATAGGATAGTCAAGGACTATATTTGATTTATGTTTTTTATACTGTTTAGGTGATATAAAAAATTTAGGTTCAGGGGATATCCTAAAAATTCCCCTGATCTGATCATTAGCAGGCAACCTGAATATCGGGAACCTGCTACTGATCCCTGATCCAATGTGGCAAAGTAGGACGTAAAGCCCACGCCATTGGATCTGGGATCAGCTGAGAATAAACCAGAACGGAGCCCGCAAGGGTGCAAAGTCAGCTGATCATTATTTGCTGGACCAGTGGAGGTATAGATGATTGGTACCAACCACTGCTGGTCCTGCTAATGATTAAAGTGCCAAGCTTCAAGCAACGCTTGACAATGGTTACGGGATAGTATAGGATGTATTTAGAAAGGTATAATATGACAGACAATGACAAGAAACTACACCAACTAACTGAAGGAGTTACCCGTATAGCAAACTATATGGAAGAGATCCTGCAGCTGGTAAGAGCGGACCAAGAGAGGTCTAAAAAATATATGGAAGAGAATAAGAGTGAGTAAAGTTAATCGATCAGGATCTGAAAGTACTCAGATCCTGATTAACCACTGGCGCTGGCTCATGGATCAGGGACCGAGCTACAAGCCTCAAGCAACAAGCTGCAAGCAACAAGCTGCAAGCTTGACAAGACAAAATTATAATGTTATTGTATCCTATAAACTAAAGGAGAATAAACAATGAAAAAAACAATTGAATTAATACAAATACAACAAGAAACACTTCAGGACGTTATTCAGTACCTGGATCAAATCAGTCACAGCGATACACATATTCGACACAAAGTTGATGTAACATTAAATCATCTTGATAAGTTAAAGGAACAATCGGAGGAGGAATTAAAATCATGAAAACAAGTGAAGCATGGGCCTTAGTCGGTGGCTTGAGTAAACCGTCAAAAATGCCTGGCTGGTCAATAGGTATACCCGCGAAGGAATGCAAGACTGGCGGCAAGCTCCAGCAGGTGAAGGGTTCAGTCTGTTATGATTGTTATGCGCTCAAAGGTTGTTACGTTTTCAAGGTTGTGCAAGATGCACAGTATAGAAGGCTGGCAGCTATAAGCTCACCGCAATGGGTCGAAGCGATGGCAACACTTATTAATTCAAAAAAGCCTGATGTCTTTAGATGGCACGACTCAGGAGATGTCCAAGATCTAGATCACTTGCAAAAAATTTATGAGGTGTGCAGGTTGACACCTACAAAAAAGCATTGGATGCCCACCCGTGAAGCATGGATCAAAGACCATCTTCAGGACAAGCCAAACAATTTAGTCATAAGGTTCAGTGCGCCCATGGTTGACCAGCGGGCGCCTGCTTCCTGGCCTAACAGTTCGGAGGTTGTTAACAGCAACGCCAGCTGCCCGGCCCCTAAACAAAACAACGAGTGCAGAGACTGCAGACAATGCTGGGACGCCTCAATCAAAACTGTTAGTTATGGAAA